CGGGATCTATTGTTTCAGCAAACAATCTATTGAAAAACTAGGTAGCACACAATCTAAATTTGAACTGGTAGAAAAATTAGAACAGTTACGTTTTTTAGAGCAAGGACTTCGAATAGGAGCAATGTATACACAACCAATCGAAGGAGAAATCAATACTGTTGAGGACTTAGAACTTGCACGTAGAGTTCATGGAAATTGATCAATAAGGATTTAGTGTAAAGGTACAATCTTTTGGATTGTCGTATTCACCTATGATATTGACCGATAATCTATCCACACTTGCGTCTACTCGAGGAGTGACACCATGCACGGCTTTGTTACTGTTTAAAAACATAACAAAAGTATTTTCTTTATAAGGTACTGATGTGTGATCTTTAAGCAAGATGTCTTTGTGTATTTCTCTTCCTCTGTCCTTATGGGCGGCCTTTATTTCTGGAGAATCATAAATCATGAAATCTCCGCCACTGCTTCTATCTCCCCTTTGCTTGAAGTATAAGAGTCCTGCATAAAATTCAATAGGATTATCTATGTGATTCGTTCTTGTGGTAGTATGATGAGGTTGATGCACAACAAATTGTGTATCTGTAACTACCCGTGTGTCTCCTTCTGTACCTCTTACTCTCGATTTTTGCTGTGCCAACCAAGAATAGTTTGGCATAAAATTTTCAAAAATTTTAATTACTTTTTTAAAATAATCTTCACTTGTATGGTAATCAAAGAATTCTTTCCATATTGGATGAACATCAATCTTCTTTTGATATAACACATGATCTGCTAAACATCTATAGGTGTGTCCTTCAATAAGATTAAAATTATTTTTAATGAGATTTACTGGAAAATTTTCATAAAGTCTTTGATATAGATCATCTTCTATGCAATTTTTGATTATTACGTGTGGAAACGGATCTGTAAAAAAATGTTTTGTAGGATCAAATTTTTGTAATACACTTAACTTGCTCATGACGAAAATAAGTTTATAACTTCCTTCTTCCACACATCTGCATATTCGCATTCTCGGTATCCATCAAACCACGGACCACCTTCTGTGTAATGCAATATTTTAGGTTTTCCGTCTGTTGGCTCTTTATACCAACCAACTAACCAGTTGTATGCGTGTGGCAAAGAACCTATTTCGCTATCATCTAACCAACTAAATCTGTGTAAGAACTTTGGAGATTCTTTGTTCAAAAGTTCGGGTGTTAATATCTTGTTCTTAGGATGTTCGCAATTCCAAAGCACCATGCTTGACCAATTTTTTCTCGGATAGACTGTTTGTACTTGTCCGTCCATTTTTGTGGTCTCCTTTGGCTTGTAATCGTGCTGTACACACACCACTGCTTTTGTAGGATCGCAAAATTGTTCTAGTTCGGTTGTTGGTATTTGCCATACAAAATCACAATCACAAAACACTGCCCATCCTTTAAAATCATTTAGGTAAGGTACAAAAAATCTTGTGAACGTAAATTCTGTTGATGCTAATTTGTCTAGGTCTCTAGTGTAAAGACCTTGCCTTCTCATTTCGTCTTGTTTCAGAGGAATGACTTCTGCGTTTGGATCTCTTCTTTTGATTGAGTGTTCACACACTTGGTATGCTATATCCTCACGTGAATCCCATCCTACATAAACTTTAATGCTCATAGTAGTATTTAATCGAGATTTTTATCGTGCAATAATTTTATGAATTTCTTGCCAATTTTTGACACGCAAGATTTCCGGGTGATCAAAATCTTTATTATATGAATGATCGATTAAGATAGGTTTAAGTCCGTAATTGAGCCCCGCTAAAGCATTGGTAGGTTTGTCCTCAACCCAATACAGTCCGGTACCGTGGAATTCTGCCAAAGCACTGTCTTTGTCGGCTCCTGTGCCAAGTATATGATAATTTGTGAATACATGATCACCAAATAATTCACCAAGCCTACGCTTTCTCAGTTCCTGTGCTGGCTTGTCTGACGTTTGTGAAGTTATAGGAATGAATGTCCAACCTTCTGCGGCCAATAGTTTTACCCAGGTCTGCGAATTAGGCATCGGACGTTGTGTACCCATCCATGCACTACGATTAAACTCTCTGATTTGTTTTCGAACCTCATCTTTGGTTATGCCAAATCTTTCGGCCATTTCGTATGTATTTTCTTTGTCGGGCAGTAGTCTGTATGGATGATATCTTGCACCTCGTTCATCGAACAATGTTCGTTGCAACATCCATTTGGTGAAGTGGTGTTCCCATTCTAAAAGAACTCCGTCTACGTCTGTTAAAATTACTCTGTTATTTGATTGAGGCATCTTCCATCCCTGCTACTCTCAGTTTTACAATGTTGGTTATCTGCCATTGTTTCTGATCGAGACCTTTGGTAATGCCTAGCCATTTGTTTCTTAGGAGAGCAAACTCATTGATAATTTTTTCTAAATCAACAACATCCTGTTCGCCATCTACGTATTTGTCAGCATCTCTGCTTGAAAGTACCTTGTTATAGTTTTCTAAAAATCTCTTAAAAACTTTTGATCTCAATCTTCTTTTTTCAATGTTTAGGTATTCTAGTATTGCTTCAATTTCTTGTAATTGATTAAATCGTTGTTCAACAATGCCGGGCATAGACGCAGACGCTTTCTCCAAGTTGCCCCATATTCCACATTCCTTTTTGGCCTGTAGCAACTCGTCTTCAAAAAACTTTATGCAATCTGGAATTAATTTTACGTCTCTACTTACTTTGTTGTACCAACTCATTCTTCACCTTCCGAATCATAATACCAATCTTCATTAGTATCTTCCATATCATCATCTTGTCCAAAAACTGCCAAAACTGCTTCTTCGTATTTTGGATCAAATTCAGCCGCTTGTTTAATTACTGAATCCTCAACTCCAATTTCTTGTAAACAGTTTATAAAGTCGACACCTGCGTCAACTTTTGTTTTTTCTGGCAACCAATGTGATAAAGAACTCCAAATTCGGTCAATGTGTTCCGCTGTCATCTCATCCATCAATATTATCCTCGGTACTGCTGTCTGCTTTTGTAGATAATTTATCAAAATCATTCATAAGCATAGTTAATTTATCACCAGTCCAGGATTTTCTGTATTCGAGATGTTCTTTGCCAGAAGAGTCAACGTACTTTAATCTGTTTCCTTGTTGTACCAACACTCCTTGTTTTTCGAACATATCAACCAATCCGCTGTAAGGATCCATTCCAGATTCGTAAGGTATTTTAACTTGTACACCTTCAAATGGTTTTGCGTAACGTGTTTTCATTACTTTACAAGCGGCTCTGATACCTCTCACATCGGTAACTTTGTTACCAGATTCGTCTTCTTTAAGTTTTAATTTTTTCATTGCTACCACAATGCTTGATGCATAGATAAATCCTTGTCCTCCAGAAATCTTGTCATCTGGATCAAACATATCTTGCGAAGCATACGTATGGTTGGTTGCTACTAGTCCAACATTCCAACTTCCAAACATATTGACACAATTCCTTACAAGAGCCGTCAGTGCCTTTGGTTTTCTACCTAGATCACCTTTTAAGTCTCCTTTGTCAAATTGGTCTACATCTGTTGGAGTCAATAACATTCCTAATGAATCTATTACAAATAAAACTTTAGGTGCATTTTCTTTGTCTCCAGAATGCTCATCTCTGTATGATTTCATGAATTCAGATATTGTTTTTGCAACATCATCAATCATGGACATACTTAATTTCATTAATTTTTCTTCCGAAGTGTCAACTCCTAATGCATGAAGCCATTGCTCGTCTAGAGCATTTTCTGAATCGACTAAGATTACAAATATACCTTGTTCTTGTGCATTCTTAACTATGTTTGCACTAGCGAAATAAGATTTGCCGGCTCCACTTTCTCCTGCAAAAACAGTAACTTTGCCTAAAGGTACTCCTTTGTTAAAGTCTCCACTTATAAGATAGTTTAGTGCGTAATTTCCTGTTGATACCCAGTCTGTAGGATCATTGAATCCGATACCTAAACCATCAATTGATTTTGTAATGTTCTTTCTGAACTTTGTAACGTCAAATGGTTTTGTCATAATTTTCCTATATTAATATCCAAACAATGATTGCGATTATAACTGCCCAAGCAGGTATCTGCTTGTATAAAATCCAGTCAATTGCTTTTTTAATTTTGTATTTCATATTCATATATTAGCATACAAGGCCTTAACAGTCAATTGCTAAGGCCTTGGTATTTAGGTTAGTTTTGTTGTCTTGCACGAATCAACTTCAAAATATCCTCTGCTCTCTTGGCACTATCAGAACCATTAGTTTCTGGTGCAGTAGTTTGTGCTACTGGTTCACTTTGTGTTTCTGTAGTTTGAGTTTGCGGAGCAGAAGTTTCTGCTGTTGGTGTTGGTGTAACTGGTGCTGGTTCACTCGCAACCGGTGTTGTTGGTCTTACCGGGGCAGATGTACCTGCTGGCCTAAAGTATTGACCATATTTTTCCAAGTCATATGCTTCTCCGTCTACAGATTTTTCAAATAATTCTTTGATTATTTTTACTTCTGCATCTGAAGGTTCCTTAGGTCTAAAGTCAGATAAGTTGTGCAATCCATGTGTATCGATTGCGGCTCTTTCTGCTTCATCTAATGCTCTTTCTCTTCGCGACCATTTAGATGTTGAGTAGTCAGCATATCCACCTTTAGAAGTTTTTGTGATTCTAAAATCAACACCTCTCACATAATCAGTTGGCAGTTCTTCCATTTCTGGATCAAGCAATGCCGCTCTGATAATATTAAAGATTTGAGGTCCAATAATAAATCGTCTAATTGGATTCTCAGGTGTAGTTTCTTCATTTAATGGATTGTTAACCACGAAACCTTGGAAAATATAACTTTTCTTTTTCCAATACTTTCTACCCATGTCTTCCATGCTCTTGTCTTTGAACCACGGTCTGACTTCTGTTAACACCGGACAAGTTTTTCCGTACATTTCCATACACGGAACTTGTACCTGTACAGGTTTAGAATCAGTTTGTCCTTTGATTCCTGCGAAAGGAAGTTTGATCATGTTCCTTTCAGTCCAGAAGAAAGTATTTCCTTCGTCCCTGTCTGGCAAGAATCTTAGAACTGCTTCTTGTCCTTCTTGAATATTCCAATGTGGGTAAATGGCGTTGTCGCCGCCTGTTTGTGAAGTGGAGCGATTCACTTCGTTTTCTTTTAACTTCGCTCTGATTTCAGCCAATGTAGCCATAATGTAAGCCTCCTATGTTGCCTATGTTTTTTGCCTAAATGTATATTAAGCATTCCTTAATATACACATATATTTAGTTTTAGTCAAGTATTTTTTTAAGTAAATTGGCGGTACAATGCTTGGAAATCTTGGTTATTTGAACTTTTTGCTATGTCCTTCATTTTTTCCACAATTGAAATTTCATTGTTGTAGTATTCTATAGGGTCTCCCTGTTTGGCTATCAAATCTGTGGCATAGATACGTAATTTGATATTTGGGAATTCTTTATCAAAAGCGGTAAAACTGTCAATAAATGTTTCTGTGATTTGTTTTTTCACCTCTACGTAGAGTTGCACCTCATCTTCATCATTTTTTAATACGCTTTGAAGATCTTTTACTTTGTTTATTGTTTGCTCTATGGTGTTTTCAGTAAGGCTGTGTATAATTGATACTCTCCTAGACCTAGATTCCACATCTAAAAATTCATTATCGAATCTAATCTTGTCTGTTTGACCACAACAGTAAAAATGCCCCATCTTATTTTTTAATTTTTTAAAGGCAAGGGACCAGTCCTGATCAAAGTCAATTTTGTAAAGTTTTAAAACACGTACCCTGGGTAG